GGCTTTTGCTCTTGCCCCAGTTCAAGTGCGAGCAACGGGACTATCTTCTGAGAGTGATTCCGCGTTCGCCAGGGTCGCCTTGCAGAAGATGCTCGCGGGCCTTTCACTTGAAGATGACCTATCGATTCCCCCAGGGGGTGCATCCCCAACAGGGAGGGCCAACGAAAGTGACACCGCATTTGCGCTGGCGCGGGTTCAAATCAAGCTGGTGGGCCTGAGTACTGAGACGGACTCGGCATTCACGAGAGGCAGCGCAAGGCCGGCCGGGATGGCCATTGAAATTGACATGGCCCTATGGGGCAACCTGTTCAGCGACAATCGAGCCGTCTACTTTGTCGACCCCGAAGATCGGGTTCTCGAAATCGAATCGGAAAATAGATCACACTCTGTGACTACGGAACTCAGGGTCTACTCGGTTCCGCCCGAGGAGCGGGCAGACTTGCTGGAATAGCAGGATCGCGTGTTTGAAATTGCGTAAGGGGTGCTTATGGAAACCTTCATCATCTCGGCGGCCGGCAAATCAACGATCTCAAAAGACCCGAACGCAACTCTCGACTACACGTTCGATTGGACAGACTGGCTGCTCCTGGTCGCTGACACTATCGTGTCGCAAGTCTCCTCTGTGGAAAACAGCGCCGACAGCGGGGTGACTATTTCCTTCTCCGAAATCACAGACGCGAACCGCAAGGTGGTGGTCTGGCTCTCTGGAGGGACGGTAGGAAAGACGGCGACCGTGCGAACCCGCATCACCACAAACAGCTCTCCGCCACGGGTCGACGACAGAACCATCTACGTGAAAATCAAGGAGAGGTGATCCACCATGACAATCGTTGTTGAAACCGGAAGCGGAAGCTCCACCTCGAATTCGTACGGTTCGGTTTCGGATGCCACAACGTACTTTACGGATCGTGGCCGTGCCGACGCGTGGGACGCCATCGATGACAAGGAGGCGGCTCTCATTCAAGCGACAGACTACATGGTGTATCGATACCGACTGCTGTGGGCGGGTTATCGTGTTCTGGCAACGCAGGCGCTCGACTGGCCTCGATACGAGGTGCCGAAGAACGATACCCAGCTGGGCGGCTACTACCTGTCCACGGACATCCCACAGGAAATCAAGAGGGCGTGCTTTGAGCTGGCCATGAGAACTGCCGACGGGCCTTTGATGGTCGACCTTGAGCGGGCCGTTCAAACCGAAACGATTGGCCCGTTGAGCACAACCTATTTCAGCGCGGATGCACAACAGAAAAGGTTCTCGGAAGTCGATGCGATCCTCAGGCCTCTTTTCAGCGGCAGGGGGTTTGCACTCAAGGTCTCTCGGGCATGACAGACTACGCAGCCAAGGCCAGAAGCGCGTCCCTGATGATCCGACGATCCGGTCAGGAGATGACCATCGTCTACGGATCGGTCACGGGGTATGGTGCAGGGGTTGCAGACACCCCTGGTAGTGCCAACGAGTACCCGTGGGGGGTCGTGGTTGCATACAGCGACCGTGACACTGACGGCACCCAGATTCGTGTGGGCGACAAGAAGGTGATTCTTGAGGCTCCCGATGGCATGCCGGAGCCCCAGACAAAGGACACGATCATCATCGGTGCGGTCGAGCACTCCATCGTGAATGTGAAGCCACTCTCACCCGGAGGAACAGTGGTGATCTACGAGCTTCAGGTCAGGCGAGGTGCCTGATGGCTCACTTCTCCATACCGATGGACAAGCTGGCCGAAAAGATCGGCTTGAAGATGGAGAAGGTCGTCAAGATGACGGCCCTCCTTGTCTTCGGAAAGGTCGTCATGCGTTCGCCCGTAGACACGGGGCGTTTCAGGGCGAACTGGACCTGTACATACGGCGAGCCGGCCATCGGCTACACGAGAGACTCGCTCGACACTGGCTCCAGCACTCTGGAGCGGGTCGCAAGCCAGATCGAAAGGTTCCCGGTCGGTGGCTGGATGTGGCTGACGAACAGCCTGCCCTATGCGGGCGTGCTTGAGTACGGCGGATATCCGAACCCTCCGAAATTCGGCAGTTGGAAGATGGGCGAAGCTGGCCCGGCGGTTCATGTCACTGGTGGGTACTCGATGCAGGCGCCGCAAGGCATGGTGAGAATCACCGCCCGCGAGTTCGCTGCCGACGTGAAGGAAAGACTGGAGAGGGTATGAGTTATCAAATAATCCGTGACCTGTTGCGCGTTCGCTTGAACGCGATTGCCATGCCACTGCCGACATCCTGGGAGAACGTGCCGTTTACGCCCGTGACCAGTGCATGGCAAAAGGTCGACATGCTGTGGGCTCAGACCGAGAACCCAACGATGGGTGACAACTTCAGGCGTGAGAACGGCATCATGCAAGTGAGCCTCTTCTATCCCCCAAACGCTGGACCGGACCCCGCAGCTCTAAGGGCGGGATCGCTTGCCGCTTGGTTCCCGAGAGGGCTCTCTCTCGTCAGTGGCACCCTGAGGGTGTTGATCGACCGGAGCCCGTTCATCGGACCTGCGTCCCAATCTGGCAACTGGTATTTCTTGCCAGTTTCAGTCCCCTTCCTCGGGGACGTTCAGCCATAGCTCGGGGGTACACTTTGCATACGGGCTGACCAGCAGGGCTGGCGGCAGATCGGGCGGGAGCCCACGGGTTACTGAAAGGGGAATGACCATGACTGTCGCATCTGGTGTACAGAAACTTGTTGCCTTCAAGAAGGAAACGACCTGGGGTGCTGAGGGAGCCAGCCTCCCGGTCCAGACCGGTGGGAAATATCTGCGCCGAGTGAAGAGTGACATCTCACTGGCAAAAGATACCTACGAGTCGAGCGAGATCCGCAGCGACTTCCAAGTGGCCGTTTTCCAGCACGGCCTGCGCAAGGTGGAGGGCACCATTGAAGGCGAGTTGTCCACCGTCTCCTATCGAGACTTCCTCTCGACACTCACCCGCAAGGTGTGGGCTGTTGGAGGCTCGGGGACCGCAAAGTCGGTCACGGTTGCGGGCACCTACCCGCTAAAAACACTGACATCCACCAACTGGATTTCAGAAGGGTTCCGGGTTGGCGATGTAATCAACCTCACGGCGGGCACCGGCACAGACCAGAACAACAACAACGCACTGATCGTCAGCCTGACGGCCACTGTTTGCACCGTGCTTGTGCTCAACGGGAATCCATTCTCCAACGGCTCTCTTACTGGCGTGTCAGTTTCCACGAGAGGCTGGAAGACTTTTGTCCCTCTGACAATTCACACCGACGAGTCCTACCTGATCGAACACTACTTCTCCGACATCCTCCAGAGTGAGTTGTTCAACGGCATGAAGATTTCGTCTTGCGACCTCGACTTGCCTCCGTCTGGTCTGGCGACCATCAAGTTCGGTTTCATGGGGAGAGACCTGCTCGACACATCGGCCCGTCGGAACTCTATAGCAACAACGTCCGCGTGGCTGACCTCCGTGGCAGCGGCTCCGACAACCGGGGTCGTTGGCGCCGTGAATGGCGCTCTGAGTGTTGCCGGCGTGCAGGTCGCTCTTTTGACGGGCCTCTCAATCAAGATCGAATCAGGCATGAGCGGGGAAGCTGTTGTGGGCTCCAACATGTACCCAGACATCGTCGAGGGCCGCGTCAAGGTGAGCGGACAACTCACGGCGATGTTTGAGAATGAAGTGATGCGGAACTACTTCGTGTCAGAGACCGAAGTGGAAATCTGCGCTGCATTCACCGATGGGCCAGCCGCCAATGCGCAGGTATTCGCCATCCACCTGCCTCGCGTGAAGATGGGGAGCGCGTCGAAGGATGACGGTGAGAAGTCGATCATCCAAACGATGTCGTTTACGGCGCTGCTTGGCACCGGCACCGGCACCGGCGGCGTGGCCAGCAACTCCGACGCCACGACCATCGGATTCCAGGACTCGGGGGTGACTTCGTAATGAAGCTCTCGAAATTCAACACGACCAAGCGATCCAACGCTGGCGCCGAACTGGAACTGTCTTTGCTCGACTCCGGCAAGCCGTCCGGAGTGTTCATCACGCTCATGGGGAGAGATGGCACCGTCTTCCGGTCGATTCGTGAGGATCGCTCGAAGGCGATGACCGATCGGGTGTCGGCAGGTAAGGGAGACCTGACGCCAGATGAGCAGGATGAAATGGTCTGCGACACCCTGTCTCGATTGACGGTCGGGTGGCGGAACATCGAGGCGGACGATGGCAGTGAGGTGCCCTTCACCAAGGAGAAGGCATATCAAATCTACCTCGAACACCCGAGTATCCGAGAGCAGGCCAACCAGTTCATCGCTGACCGGGCAAATTTCGTTCTGTCCTGACGGGGCGGCTGCTGGAGTTTGCGAAGAACGAGATCGACTTGGAAATGCCGCAGGGCGACGGGAATTCGCTGCGGCAGCACCTGTCGACCGTCGAGCGCGTCTCCAGACGTCAGGATCCACGCCTACACGCCGCGAGCCCTCAGGCTATGGGCCACCTATGGGATTGGTTCCTGGAGCTGTCCGGTGGCCGCCAGGGCCTCTCCCCGCTGACGTACGCAGAGATTCAGGCGTGGGCATCCCTGACCGGGAGGTCGCCCGAGCCATGGGAGGTGTGGGTTCTCAAGCGGATGGACTCTTTGTTCTTGACGACAGCTAGGGGCAACAAATGGCTGGCACAGACTTCACCACGCTAGGAATCGGGGTCAACTCCGAAGGGGTCAAGGTCGCCGAGAAAGATTTGAAGGACATGGCCGCCGCTGCCAAGCAGGCCGAGAAGGATGCGACCGATTTAGAAAAGGCCATGACGCGGGCGACCACCAAAGGGGTCGTGTTCGGGACGATGATCGCCGACGCGGCCTTCAAGGTTCTTGATCTGGCGGGTCAGTTTCTCAATCTCGGCCTGAGCATCAGCAAGTACCAAGACCTTGCAGAGCAGACCCAATCAGACCCTGCCGGCCTTGCAAACCTTCAAATCGTTGCCGACATCGCGGGAGTCAGCATCGACAACATCGCGATGGCCATGTCCCGTTTGAGTAGTCGCCTCGTGAAGGCAAACCCGGAGACGGGTCAGGTCACGGCCGCCGTCAAGGCGCTCGGGCTTGAGTTCGAGGCCCTAAAAAAACTATCCCCGGAGGA